TTTGTCAAATTGAAATATTAAAGGCGTTCCACTATAAGTACCAATAACAATGCCTTTTTCACATAATATTGTTGCATATTCACCACCAACAATGCCGGTAATTTCACCCATATCAAATATATCTTGTATATCAGATTGATTTGTTCCTGCAGTCCAACCGGTATGTGATGCCAATGATGACCAATACAATCTATTTGTATATGTTGTGCCGCCATACTTTACATTGCCGGTAAAAACAAAATCACGAACAACCGCTATGTGTTTTGCGGCAGGTGAACCTGATATATCTGCAAACAATGAACTTGTACCATTATCATATACTTGTAATATATTGTTGTGTCCTGATGCACCAATAACAAAACCACTAAAGTCTATAAATTTCCAAACATCTGTATCATCAAGTGTTGTGTAATTACCTGATTTAGATATGTTTGTTAAATTAGAATTTGATTTTGTAAATTCATATAATTGGCTAGCATCACCAGCAAATATTTTTGGGTCACCACTACTATCTTTTGCCGCAAATAAACCTCTTATTCTACCACTTGCAGCATTGCTATAAGCCGATAAATCTTGCAAACCTCTATAACCTTTTGCAGCCGGTATTACATTTTTAGCAACTGTAACACCACTTGCGTTATCAGGTTGGTCTGGTAGCCATTCACCAAATGACATATTCATCATTATGTCATCTCACTGTAAAGACTTCGCATTTCTAAACCAGAACCATAACTTCCTTTTTCATCATCAATTCTAATTTGTTGCAATGTTAATTGTATAAGTTGTTCATATTGTGCAGCTCTTTGTTCATCAAGCAAATATGTATAAGCATGAAATAAACTACCATACAAATATAAGTCAGGGTATCTAGTTAAAATAGTGTTTGATGTATTACTATCACTTAATGATGCAACGCCTGATTTGTAAGTTAATTCTATATTATATGCACTATCAGGTATTGGTGCTAAAAATAAATTATCGCCAATAACACTATAAACTCTTGGTAATCCTGTGCCGGTAGTAGAATGTTCTATTTTTACTTGCAATGGTGTTAAGTATCTTAATGTTACTCTTGGATTATTCATAACTTTAACATTTCTAATAGTTCTTAAATCAGTTGGTAAAGAAATATAAGCATTGTCAGGTGTTGCTGATAATGTTGTTCTATTTTCTTGTGACCTTGTTTCTAGTTCACGAGATATGCGACTTTCTGCTAAATCAATAAATGTATCAATTTGAGATGTTAAATCATCTCTAGCTAAAAAATCAGCAATAGCTGTTTTAAGTTCTGAATAAGTTGTAATTGCCATTATATATTACCACCGCCTGTTCTAAAAAATTTGTTGTCAGGGTCATTTAGCCATCTAGCCCACGCCCTTTTGTTGTGCTTTGGTTCTCCAAGTTTTTCTATTAAATCATAATATAAATTTGCAGGTATTTCTGCAATTTGTCTCATGTGGTTTTGGCTTCCAACAAGATTATATGGTTTGTAATCCATATCTAAGTCTTTTGCTTTTTTAATTATTTCTTTTGTTTCTTGTTCTACCGAAACATAATGCTGACCATCATTACCACCATGAAAATAAGTTGTTTTCTTTTGATGTGGGTCATATCCAATAATTTTTTTTGTCATTTTTATCTCTTGATTTTAGGGAGCTGCCATTAAAGACAGCTCCCATTTATTAGACTAAGATGTACTTAAATCAGTCACCATTGCATGAGCTTTTGGTGCAGTTGGAACAAATGTCCATTCTGATATTATTGCAAACTTAGTTGCATCACCGGTTGGTGCTACATCTGAAACAGAAAATAATCTGTTAGGTAAATGACCAACTGAATAATGGTCACTATCTAGCAAGAATACTGTATCATTTGGCATTTGTCTGTCTATTGTGACAGATAACTCACCAAAGTCTGTTAGATACATTGACACACTTCCAATAATAGCAATTTCTTTTGGTGCTGAATATTGAAGTTGTGCAGTTGCTACTGAGCCACCTGATAAGTCACTAAATGCGACTTTGTTAGCAGGTGAAACAACTAACATATCTGGTTGTCCACCATCTGTGTATGCTAATTTCATTGCAGCGTCTATTTTAGCTAAAGTAAGTGCAGCGTTTGTGCCAGCTTTGTCAGAAACATCACTACCATCACCGGTTGGTGTTGTAGATGGTGATACTAGATTTACATTAGTTATATAAGAACTAATTTTACCAGCTTTTCTTGGGTCTGATGCTGAACGAGCTTCATTTTTACATAATGCTTTTTCAATATCTCTGCGTTGCTCTAAGCCTTTTAGAACCTTGACATAAGCGGTCTCTTTATCCCTACCTGCTTTGTCAACACTATCTAAAGTGCCTGATACTGATGCGGCTTGGATTGAGATTTGATGATAATTGCCAAGTCTTGTTGTTACAGTTGGATTGACATAAGAATAGTCTGCACCTTCTGCGGCATAGTTATCATCAGCTGCTGCTGTTAGTTCTTGTACTTGCCATTCGTGAAATACGCCTGATGTAGTTACTTTTTTACCATTAGAAAATATTGGTGTTTCTGCAGGGTCTATACGAGTAATAACATCTGACAAATCTTCTCTTTCACCGATTGCGTTTGCGGTTTTATATGTTGCCATAGTTTTTTCCTTTTTAGGTTATGTGGATTTTTGTAAAAGATAATCAACAGCCGAATCCATGCTACCTGTTGACCTTAACTTACTAAAGGCTTTATCAACCTTTCCTTTTTTTAGGTCATTAGAGGTTGTTATTTTCTTTCCAGACTTTGCCATCTTTGGTGCTTTGCGTAATTTTTTTTGCATAAGAGGTTTTTTAGTTTGTAATTCATCAAACATCATTGCTTTTCTCAACATTAATATTGCCCTATGGTCGGTAGCTTGACTTAATTCTGCATCTGTAAATCTTTCCCTTTCAGGTAAATTTTTTGCATAATTTACAATCTTCCTTTTTTCACTTTCGGCAATTTTCTGGTCTTTCCACTCCGGTATAGCATCATTCAAGTATTGTTGTGATTGTGCTATAACCTTTTGCATTTGTTGTTGACCTTCAATTTGTTGTTTATATTGCAACTCTTGATTTGTTTGTTGAACCCTTGCTAAGTGTTCTCTTTTGTCTCGCCACGCATCTTTTTGCCTAACATATTCCAATGGGTCATCTTCATATAATCTTGTCCATTGTTCTTCTGTTGGCTCATTTTGAATGTCACTAGATAGTTGCTGGTTTACTTGCTCTAAACCTAAGCGGAGATTTTCTCTCTCTTGTAAAAGTTCCGATTGTTGCTGTTCAAATTGTTTTTTTTGGCTAGCAAGTTCGGTTGTCTTTCTAGTATAATCAGATTGTCGGCTATAACCTGCAGCTAATTCGTCAAGGGTAACATCTTTATCTTCACCATTAATCTTAACAGTAATATATTCTTGTTCCTCATATTCCTCAGCTTCGGCTTCAGTTATTGTTTCATCTAATTCTTCCGATACATCTTCTTCAACAGCTTCAAGTGGCTCATCTTGTTCTTCAACTTGATAAGGTTCTTCACTTATTGGTTCATCTATATCTGTAATGGTTTCAGTTTCGTCAACTTCTACCTCTGGTTGTACCTCTTGATTCGGTTGTGGATTATCTTCTGTTTCCTGCCTGTCAAGTAGTAGGCTTGTGGCTTCCGCCATGTTGATAGGTTCGTTCCCTGTTGGGTTGTCGGCTGTCATTTTTTGCTCCTTTAGACTGCGTTATGCTTGGTCTTAGTTGATTTTTGTTAATTGGTCATTTGCAATCTTACCGGTTGCAATGACATTTTCTATGTGTTGCTTAACTGTTTTAAGAGTTTTCAACATCATAAAAACTGTTTCACGAGGTTTTTGTTGTTCAATAGAACTATTTTCCCATGCTGTATGGTATTCTTTTTCTAAATAATCAAAAGCCTCTTTTAGAATTTCGTTTTCAAGTAATGCTTGTGCTTGTTTACCACGAGCAATTTCTTTTTGTATTTTATCCATGTTATCCATTTTTATTTCCTTTTATGTATATTGTGCTATTTCTTCTTCCGTATAACCTTTTTCAAGTAATGACGCTATTTCTGTTTCTGTTAAATATTGATTTTCGTTTGTAGCAACAATAGCTTTGTTTCCAAGTAATCCCATTGTGTCAACTCCACCAAATTGTGCAATATTTAACATTGTGTCAGCACCTTGCTCTGTATATCCTTGTGACAATAAAGAATTTTTATAAGCGTCAGGTGATTGTGAAACTTTACTAAGATTTGAAATATCTATTGTATCTTCACCATTTGCAACAGCTTTTAACGATAATAAAGTTGTGCCTTGTATTAAATCATTTGCCAACATATTAGCATCAAAACCATTTTCACCTGTGTAATAAAATCTTTGAATATCATCAGTTGAGTTAATAATATCTCCAGTTTCAGGATTATAATTTAATCTATTATCTGCAGTTTGTTCTGTTTCTTGATTGCCGTAAGTTACACTTAATGGGTCACGATTACCTGTTTGCACTAAAACATCACCTTCTGTTTTTAAACCAAAGCCATCTGCAATAGTATTAATAGCAGTACCCATACCTTGTGATATTGCTGATGCTTTATCAACATTGCCTTGTTTAAATTTATCGCCACCCATGCCAAAATCTTCACTTGATGAGGTTGCTAAATCAAAACCACTAAAACCTGTTTTATTAGATGGGTCAGGTGCTAAACCTTCTGCAAACAATAAACCCATAGCAATAGCTGCTGTTAATGGATTAGTTGCAAGACCTTGTATTCCTGTTCCAAGAGTCGTAGTTATGCCTGAACCTCCTAATGCAGCAGCACCACCTGTACTTACAGTTGCTGTTCCACCTAATAACCCTGATGCACCTAAACCAACCGCAGAACCAAAAACATTTGTTGGTGTTGCTTCTTCAAGTGCAGCATTTAAACTTAATAAACCACCACCTAAAGATAATAATTCAGTAGGCGTTAATTGTGTTGCATTATTTAATGTTGAACCAGCAGCACCAAAACCTTCATTAAGAGGACTATTCATAAAATTACTAGCTTTATCTAAACCTTTTTCAAACATACTTCTTGGGTCATCAACAGGTATCATTTGGTTACTAGTTGGGTCAAATTTTGTAATAATATATCCATCTGCATCAGTAAAAACTTCATAAAAAGTTTGTCCATCTTTAGTAAAAGTTTCAAAAGCAGTTGCACCTGTGGGTGTTGTTCCTGCTGATTGCAAATTAAATTCACTTCCTGTATCACTTAAATTTATTTGTCCATCAATAGAGCCATCAAGACTTAATCCCCCACCTTCACTAGTTTGTTTAAATGACGAGCCAGCAACACCTGATGGAGCGGTTCTTGTTCCACTTAAAATTGTTTCTGCATTATTTATTAAATTACTTGCTTGAGCAGAACTACCTGCAATAGAACTTAAACCAGTTAAAAGAGCTGAACCAAAATTTGCATTTGTTGTTTCTATTGTGTTAATTAAACTAGCTGCGTCATTTGCTGTAATGTCACCTATATCAACTAATGTATTTATAATGTTTGTAGCATTATCTTTTGTAATATAACCTGATGTTTCTTCTGTTTCACTTCCTGTTCCGCTATCAATAATATCATTACCAGTACCACCAGTAAGTGTACTTGTTAAAATATTATTTTCTGATGGAATTTCTGTTGTTTCAGTACCTGTGCCACCATCTATTGTATCATTACCACCTGCTCCATTTATTGTACTTATTGTTGTGCCACCACTTGTATTTGAGTTAATTTCTATTGTGTTAGTTCCTGTACCTCCAGCAAGGGTATCATTACCTGAACCTCCTGTAATAATTGTTCCAGTATCAATACCTCCGTTATTAGAACCACTACCATCTGTACCGCTATCATCACTACCAAGTAAACTTGTTGCACCTGCACCAATTAAACCTGCAGCACCTAAACCTGTTAAATCAATACCATCATCAGTTGTGCTGCCACCTTGATTAACAAAAGACTCCCAAAAAGCAGGGTCATAAGGTAACCTTTGATAAACATTCATATTAAATGTATCAGGATTAACCGCAAAACTTCTTTGAAAGTCGCTTTCAAGTGTTGGGTATTGGTCAATCATATTTAACAAAGATTGTGGTCTTTGTTGCATAACATCTAAATCTGACAATGTGTCTAATGTAGGTGTGTTTTGTAATAAACCTTGTTGTGGAACAAAATAATTAGGTTGATTTAATACAGGTTGAAAATTATCCATAAAGCCTGAATAATCTATTTGCTGTGTCGTTGGTTGTGCAGCGTTTAAACCACTAAGTATTGCTAATGTTTCGTCATCTAAATTTGACATTACTCAACTCTTGGTAAGTTTGTTGATGGTTGTCCACCAACTTGTTGTTCAAAACCTCTTAGTTGAGCTTCATACCTAAGTTCTTCTTTTCTTATTTCCATTTTCATTTGCAATTCTTCACGCTTTAATTGTAATTCAGCGTCTTGTTTTGCTTTTTGTAATTGAATATCGGCTTCCATTTTTTGTTGTTCAAGTTGCATTTTAATTTGTGCTTCACTTGGTTGGGGTGGTTGTTGTGGTTGTGGTGGCGTATCGGCAGGATTTTTAAAGAACCTTGACGCATCTTTAAATCCGGCTAGCCCTGATAATTCTGCCAATGTATTTCTATATTGTTCTAAAGAAACTAATGGGTTTTCAGCACCCATTTGAAGTAATATTTGTTCTTGTTTTTGTGCCATTTGATTTAAAAATGCTAGTTTTTCGTTTGTTTGACCGCTACCTAAACCAACATTAACTGTAATATCATATTCATGCTTCCAATTTGTAGGGTCTATTGGCACAAATTTATTGTTTAACCTTATCATTTGGTCTTTTTTGCCATGATGTAAACATAAAGTTAGGATTAATCTAAATAATTGTTTTACGCCTGTTTCGGCAAAAACCCTCGCAATCATTTCAATTTTACCTTGTGCAGCATTAACTTGAGCGGCAACAGCGGTTGCGGTTGTAGATTGTAGTGCATCTGCATCAAGACCCATTGAGGCTTTTGAAAGTCCTGTTCTTTGTTCTTTTAATTCATCAAGATATTGCAACAAACTATAAGCATTTTGACCTATCATTTGTGGTTGCAATGGTTGTAACGAATTTGCTTGTCTTACCCTAACAACACCACCTGCCCTTGAATTTAACAAATCATCAATATTAACTTGACCCTCAACAGCGGCAATTCTTGAATTATTAGTAAGATATATATTATCTAATAATTGTCGCATTACAGTTGATTTAATTAATTGTATGTCCATAACAATTTCAGCTAAACTTCTACCAATAAGTCTATGCGGCATTAGTATGGGAGATAAACAAGCAAATGGTATATGGTCAAAAACTTCATTTTCAACTATTTCAGAACCTTCGCCAATAGTAACAACCCTGCGTAATTCAGCAATACCATCACCATCATAATCAGCTTTTATGTATGCTTCGACAACTAATACATCACGCATTGACATATCACTTGTATCAGTATCACTACCGGTCTCAACATCTTCAAATCTATTTTGTACTTCATCACCAAAATCTAATTCGGAATGTCCGGCATATCTTTCAACCAAATCTCTATCATAACCCATTTGTATAAGGTCACTTACTTTCATGGTTGTGCGGTGGGCTACAAAATCAGCCTCTTCTAAAGATGATGCTCTTTTAGAAACTAAAAATTCTTCTGGTGGAATATTATCAACTTTAATCATACCACCATAACTTTTTCTTTTTATAACAACATCATGTCTAGCATTACTTTCATAACTATCCATAGTTTCCATTGACATTTCGTCAACTTGATATTCTTCTTGCTCTTCCGTTCTTTGTTCAAGAACTTCAACGCTTTCGTCTTGCAATAAAAGTGTTAATTCATCATCTGAAAGATTAGTATATGTTTCCTCTTCCATTGTTTCAGTTTCATCATAATAAACTTTTACAACGCCTAGTTTTTGTAACAACGCATCCTTAAAAA